GCCATCTCTTTTTACATGCACCAGAACACCATTATCCTGGCCGCTGACATAAACATGATCATAGCCAGGTTTTGGCTCCCAGCCAACAGCTTGTGCAAGTATGCCATCAACAATATCAGCATCAGTATCAGCACTTCCCCAATTTTTAGGTGAAACAGGATATCTGTATTTAATTGCCAAAATCTTATCATAAGGCGTTCCTGACGGAAAGCCGCCTTTTGTATTGACAAAACCTCCTGCTGCTTTAACTATAGTTGAAATAATATCCATAATCGAAGCATTGCTGACGGAAAAAACATTTGCTGGGATATTCCAGTTAACAATGTCCCATTCCCAAATCCAATCTGTTCCAAACAACTCATCATTCACAATCTGCTCAGCCGAAGTCAGTGTGCTCCAAACCTTAGTTTGAGGTGTATTATATGGCTTAGCTAATTCAACAGACGGAGAAACGCCTGAAAAAGAATAGCCGCCACCTGCATTATATTCATAAGTGTCAGAAACATACTCAATTAAAAAACGCCAAGTATAGCCGTTAATAACTAACTCTGTCTCAATAGGCCCGTTATTGGGCCTAATATATCCAATATCCGTTCTGGTAGCGCAAACTCCATTTATTGACCAGTTAAATGAATTAATATCAGCACCAATTGTAACTGATAATAATTTAATCTCTTGGCTATCGCTTACCCTAATAAATGTTACATCTTGCTCAATCAAAATAATACTCCTTGCACATAACCAGGGGAACTGACACGTTAAGGTTGTAGTTGGATCGATATCTATACTTGAACTTACTGCCTCGCAAACAAAATCTAAAGCCTGCGCTAAAACCCATTGAAGATCACAATTTATATCTAAAGGTGTTGCATTCTGCCATCTTGAGCCACAGTCTAAATCCAAAGGTGTTGCATTCTGCCAATTAAAATCACAGTCTAAATCTAAAGGTGTTGCATTGCGCCAATTAAAATCACAGTCTAAATCTAAAGGTGTTGTAACTACCCAAGGAAAATTACATTCAGTTTCAAGGGGATCTGTTCCTGCCCAAGAAAAATTACAACCTGCTAAAGTTGGATTAACATTGCTCCATCCGCTTCCACAAGAGGAAGTAACACAAGCGTCTTGATCCCATATACACCCACACTGTAAAGTAAGTAAGGGCATAGTTTAATCGACATCTCCACGAATCTCTAAAGTGGTTGAATCAGAGGTTACATCACTTGCTCTGGCATTAATGGATCTACATAACCATAGAGGCCTTTCTGTCCCTGTTGTATTGAATCGATATACATTATCAACCTGATGAGTCCCAACAGCGCTCCAAGCTGCTGCTGGAACACTAAAATAAGGTTCAGGGGTTTGTGCTGGATTTATAGGCTCAAGGGCTCCTGAATGAATATCAAAATCAGTCAGAACAATGCCTACATTTTCACCTTCAACCTGCACAAGAACAGTTGGAGCTGCTTGAGTAACCGTAATTGCCCATTTTTCTGTAATAGCCCCCTTATTTGTTACTGTTGCTGGATAATTGGTGCTGTCCCAACTGCCATCAGCAGGAACTCCCTGCATTTCATCATACCAACCTCCAGGCCAGATACTCTCTGAAAAATAAGTGTTCTCTAAAGCCTGTAAATCACCAACAACTACAGCAGCGCTAATCAGTGTCCCAGCACTATAATTATGGCTTAAACCACCATCAACAGCTATAGTTAGCAACTGATTGGTTACTTTGGTAACAATTGCAAAATCTGTATTAACACCATCGCTAATAATAATTGTATCTCCAGATTTACAGGCTGGAACTAAGCCATCGACAGGCATTCTGCCAGTGTCATACTCATCATATTGAGGATGAAAGATAGCGGATCCCTGACAAGAAGTTGTTATTGTATCAGGAATATAAGGTTCGTTAAAAGTACCGAATGCATAACCATGCTCATGATTGATTGTCATTGTGCCATCACCAACAGAAGCGCCGCCAACCTCACTGATTGTCATTGTAGTGCCATCACTTGCTTTAGTTGCAGATATGGATAAGGTATCTGCTATAATAGGAGGCACACACTCAATAATAATACAGAAATCATTTAAAAAATGGTATGTCATGAAATAAGTTGCTAAAATAGTTTCATAAACATAATCAGTATTAAGAGTTATTTGCGCTGTTCCTGCTTCATAATCTATTGTTCCAGCTTCAATCGTAAAATAAGCAACAACATCGCAGGAATTGCTTCTGAGATGAGAATTAGAGCCGTACTCTCTCATAACAAGACCAAATTTCTGATGATCCATATCATAGGCAACATAAAAACCACCACAAAACTTATTTAAATCCCCCCAATCCCCAAAATCTGGTTCATAAGCAACCCAGTTATCTCCGTTATTCCCTGAGATTGCACAGAAACAGCGATCCTCCCCAGTAAAATCATATGTAACAACCCATTTTCCATCTGGAGAACAAGCAATATCGCAAATGTTTTTTCCTAATATCTCTGGAACCTGTTCTTCAATACTGTTTGCAATATTACCCCAGGTTTCTCCTCCGTCAGTGCTTCTCATTAGAGAGGTCGCAGTTGCCACTATCCAAGTGTTTTGGAAAATAGCATAATCGATTTCAATACACGTAGCGCCTGTACTGGCTTCATTAATAACTGCCCAAGTGTCTCCATCATATGATTTATAGGTGTTAGTTCCAGAGCCTATAAACATTCTTGCAGCAGAATCCTTATCTAGCCCAGCACAAACACGTCTCATTGGTGTTGCTCCAGACGCGGCCTCAGAAAAAGTTAAGCCATCATCAGTTGAGAATATAGGTATTTGACTATCATGCATAGTAACTATAACCCATATACCTTGACCTACAGCCAAATGAGCAACGTCACATCTATGATTAGTATTAGGCAAGGTAACAGTATGCCAACTGTCAGTAATATCCGCTTTTCTTAAAACTCTATAATCGCCGTTATTGCTATTTTCTCCGACATAAAACATTGTCTCATATGAGATAAAAGGACAAAAGCCCATTCTTCCATTAACTATTGAACCGCCAGGATTTTCAGATTCATACTCCCACTCAACACAGTCCATAGATATATACTGTGATACCCATCTACTGTTAGGTAACCAAAAACGACCATTACCATGAGCCAATGAACTAATTGTTGCTATGTTCATTCCATCGTAAGTTGCGCCTGAAAAATCTGGAGTCATGTCTAAGAAATATCTGGTATTAGCAACAATATTTCCTTGACCGTCATCTACAAAAGAAAACGTTTTAATCTCTCCAAAAGAATCCTCTAAGTCCATCTCAATAAATACAGAGCTTTCAACAAGGTCTGTTTGGGTAAAATTTAAACTAAGGGGAGGAGCGCCTGGATCTCCCACTGGGATATTAACATATTCTTTGTAGCTTTTTTCTGTGCGATAAAAAAACAAGATATGAGTATTTTCATCTGGAACACTGTCAGGAGCAATTGTAATTACTCCGTCTGCATATTCAACACTCCCAGTCGCAAACCCTTGAATAGCACTTGCACCATCATCAACTGCCTGTGACCAACTACCGTTATTTCTGAAATAAATAATTACACTGCCTTCAACAATAGGCGGCCTTTGAACAGTGTAAACATACATAGTGGCACCAGGATCAACTAACTCATACTCTCCTATATATGGTTGTAATACCCCATCGATGATATATGTATAGGGAGGTTCCCCAACAGTTAGCCCGTTAACAATTACTGAATCAGGCATCTGACTTGAAGAGCTTGATATTGTGATAATTTGTTCTATAGTTGGCATAACTGTTATTTTTTCGCTGACAACAGGAAGATTATAATCTCCGATAGAAACATCTTGAGACAATCTCATTGTACCATAACAGTGCCAGTCTGTATTGATTTGTCGAGTATATGCAACTGATCCAACAGCATGAACTTCAGTAGTTGGTTTTGTTAAGGTAAGAACCTTATATTTTTTGTAATATTCGCGAGAGTTTGGAATATTAACAATATCCTCTTTTATCGTTTCTGTTTTTGATATCATTAAGTATTCTGTACCGATATAAATAACATCTCCAGCATTAACATTAAGAGTATAAGTTACAGTATCACCCTCCCAAATATAATGACCGACTCCATAAGCATCAATCCGATACACAAAGTATCTATCTACATTTGCGATTTCAAAAATTAAGATTTCTGTACCTAATTCCGCTTCATAAGCCAAGGTTGCTGTTCCAGCAGAGATTCCAGAGGTAAAATACGACTCAAAAAAACTAATCATATCAGATCGCTCATCTGTTGGAGTGCCATTATCAAACATGATTATATTAACATTTTCATCATCTGGAGGATCGCTAATGATAAAATGAGCGCCTGAATAAGTATCAGTGTCTTGAGATATAATTTTTGGAAAGATTTTTCTGAATTGAGTACGTCCGTAAAGACGATCCATCCTAGAAATATTAGGGAATACATTATTTAGCTGGCCACAAGTAACTTCATCTCCAGTTATTTGTCCCCCTCCATTGTCATCATCAGTCATTCTTTCTGATTTATACACTTTTATATCATTAGTTGTAATTGCCATTAAATTGCCCTTTTCGAGTCTGTATAGATTGCGTCTAAAAGCTCATCTGCTTGAGTTTTTTGCATACCGACAGGATATGATTTGTCTTGTACTTGGAGGTTAATAGTTACAAAAGCGTCATCTTCGTTAAGTCCCGCATATCTCGTTACATTACCTTGAGGTCCATAAAATATCTCAGCATCCTCTGGAACATCTGAAATAGAATCAAAATTCAATTGATCAAGAAAGTCATTGACATTAGGAGCCGCTGCCAATTGGTCTGCAAAAGACAGATTAGAATTATCAACAAAACCTGTTGAATTAGACGCATCCTCTAAAGTATCCGCAGCCGCATCTAAAATACCTTGAACGGCTGTTGCAGTATCGCCTAAGACAGTTGTGAAATCACTATCCTCTATTAAATTGCCAATTTTATCAATAACTTGCTGAGCGCCCTCATGAGTTGCGTCTACAATACCCACAAAGCTTTCTGATAATTGCTCCAATAAATTACGCTCATTATAGGAAATGTCATCACCAGCAGGTGTATCAGAATAAGCCAATCGAATTGCACTATCTAAAATATTATATATATTCCGCTGCATTTTATTTTTTTCACTCGCGTTAAATAGATCGCTATCGCTTTCCTCCAATGCAAATTGATCAAGATATCCTTGTAAAAAATTAGGCAGCCCTTCTAAATAATTGACATTCTCTCCTAAAAAATTGGTATAATCTCCAAGTAAATTCATAGCATCATCAAAAACCATACTTAAACTGTCTGTTATGGCTGTTAAATTTGGGGCTTTATCGATTAAATCTTGAGCTGTATCTCTTGTTGTTTTGCTTTCATCAGCGTCTAAAGCACTTTGAATTATAGTGGGAGCTTCTGGAGGAGGAGTTGACCAGCCAGAAGCACCGCCTGAGCTGTCTGCTCCAGCTCCATCAGGCACTCCCCCTCCATAACCATCGTCAGAACTCCATATAACATTGTCATCAGAATGCCCGTAGTCATCATCAGAGCCATAATCATCATCAGAAGAACCGTAATCGTCATCAGAATCAGGAACCTCTGGAGGCTCTGGTAAATCATAATCCTCTGGTTCTCTGTCCATTATCTCTGCAAGTGCTTGTTCATAATTTCTCAAAGCTTCATTCTTGGCATCTGTATATTTGGCAAAAGCTTCATAATCATCTTTATAGAGATCTTCTAATTGTTCGTTAGTTAGCTGGGTATCGAGAAAACGAGCTTTATTGAAAGTAATTTCAGCTTGTTTCATTTCAGCAACAGCTTGAGCATGAGTGATCATTCGTGCCTTTTCTCTTGCCTCAATATCCGCTAAAGTTGATTCATATAGGACTTGATCGGCTGCCAGCTTCTCTTGCAATGCTTTTTGATATTCAATTGTATCAACCCCATATAAGGCGATTATTTTATTTAGATTGTCTTGCGCTTCTCTGGCCCTATCTTCTGCATATTGTTTGTCAAGTTCAGCCTTTCTTGCATTGGCCTCCTCTTTTGTGATAACTCCAGAGTCTTCAAGGTTTTGAATAAGAGAGAGTTCAGCATCATTTTTTTGTTTTACGAGATTTAATTCAGCTTGTCTGAGTTCTTCTTTTTGTTTTTCAGTTTCCCTAACACTCTGGATTATGGAATCTTGTAAAGTTTGCTGGGCATTGATTTGCTCTTGCATTGCGTCTTTGTACTCATCGCTTTCTTTCCCATATATTTTTAAAATCTCAGATGTTTTTTCTTCAGCTAATTTTAATAATTCTCTGTTTTTATCCTCTTGCAATTTAATCAATTTACTGGCAGCTTCAGATTCTGATATTAAGCCTTTTGCAAGTGCCATTTCGATATTATCAACTTGCTCATTATATAGGTTAACGATATCCTGTTTTTTCTTTTCCTGTATATCAATTATCTCTCTTTGAGCTTCTTCTTGGGCTGCAATTTCTTTTTTAGCTGCAAGTTCAGCCTCGTCAACTTGTAACCATTTAGCTTGCAGTTGAATATTAGTAATTTCATCTTGAATAGCCTCATATTCTGAACTTTCTTCACCAAGAATTTTAGCTATATCTTTTTGATATTTTTGAGCTGCTTTTAGCGACTCTTGATTCCGTTTTAAGCTGTATTCAAGCCCTTTTTCGGCAGCTTCTTTCTCGGATATTTCACCTTTTGCCAGTGCCAGCTCTAAAGCAACAATTTGGTTGTCATAAGTATTGGCAATCGCTTTCAATCGATTATCATAAGTTTGTTTAACTCTTGATATGTCTGGCCCTGCTGTTCCTGTTTCTCCTGTAACACTTGTTTCTTCATCAGGCTTAATTTGATTTTTTATTTTTTCCTGATCCACATGGAGCCAATCAATATCATTTTGAATATCAGCTATATTTTCTTGAGCGGCCTGATATTCATCACTTTCTTGACCGTAAACAGCAGAAATATCCTTTAAATGTTCTTTGGCAGCAGCAAGTTTTTTTTCATTAAGTTTGATTCTGGCAGATAAATTCTTTTCCTGAGCTTCCTCTTGAGTTATTTCATTTCTAGCCTCTGCAAAAGCAATTTGTAACGATTCTTTTTCATACGACGCTTCAATAGCCGCCAATCTTTCTTTTTGAGCATCTTTTACTTGCTTTATTTGCCTTTGCCTTGCTTCCTCAGCAGCTTTTTCTCTTTCTGCTTCGGCTGCTTTTGCCTGGTCAACCATAATCCAATTAATTTCGTTTTGGATATCGGTCATCTCTTGCAGAGCATCATAATATTCTTTACTTTCATAACCATACAACCTGCCAGTGGTAGAAACATTTTGCCGAGCAAGTTTTAAGGCTTCATCATAGTAAAGTCGTTTAGCCTCTAAGCGTCTTTCATCAGCTTCTTTTTCAGTCATTTCATTTTTGGCGACAGCCATCGCGATAAATAAACGTTCCGCTTCATAATTTTGTTTAATTTTGTCAAGACGTTTAGCCCGTATCTGTTCTTCTCTAGCGTAATAATCATCAGGTGATATATCTCCTGTAATTTCATCAACAACACCCCTTAAACTTGATGTTAATATTGATATTGCCGAATTTACAAAAGCTGTATTAGGAGAAACTCCGCCACCTTTATTGTAGTTTTGGATTAATCCTCCTGAATTAAATTTCACCAAGCCCCCTCTGTTAAAGCGAGCAGCTCTATTAATATTTTCCTGGATAGAAAATATTCGATTATCAAAAACCCTTTGGAAAACCTTAGAAGCAGCCTGCACTGTCTTGGCTTTATTCAGAGCATTCATAAACCCTGGAAACAATTTTTCTATTGATTTAACACTCTCAGCATTAGTTACCCATTCTCCAGGAGTCAGCATTGCAGGAATTGTGTCAATAGTTCCGAATCCTGGTAAGCCTACTCCTGGAATTGCGTTAATAGCACCTCCCATTGCGAAGGCGGGCCATTGATGTTTAGAGCTTCCTGGTTCAATTCTATAGGCTTTGCCACTAAACGGCACTGGAACAGAACCGCCCTCATTAAAGCCAATAGGTGTTCTGCTGCTTGGAGTCCTCATATCTGTGTGAGAAAAATCAGAAACATCAGTTCCAGGAGACATAATTCCGAATTTTTCCCAAAACAAATCTTGCGCCCTCTGTGTATTTTTAGCCAGTTGGTTTAATCTTGACTCATAGTCACGTAACTGATTGCCCCAGGCTACTTTTAATCTGTCTGTAACGCTGGAGCCAATAGATCCCGATCCAAGACCTGTTGTAGCAATTTTATTCTGAAGATCAACCATGTTAGCCACAACAGCGGCCATCTGCTTTCCATATTCTTCAGTAAGATGTTTTAAGGCTCTTTCAGCGGCAGCCGTTTCAATGTCAATTTCAAGCTCTTGGTTTACGGCCTCAGCCAATTCGCTCATTTTATCAACTAAGACATTTATTTGACTTTGAGATTTTGCTATTGCTTGTTCATTGGCTTTTTGTTGCTCAGAAAGTTTTTGGCTATATTGATCCATAGCACCAGATGCAGCTTGACCTGCTTGCTGGGCAAGAGCAATGGCCTCTTCATTGGTTTTTTGAATAATGCTGTTTTGTTCCTGTTCGTAATCTCGCAATGCATTGGCAGATTCTTCACCAACATTTTTAACACCCTCAATAGCTGTCTGAGTTGTGCTTTCTAAAGACTGGATAATATTGCCCTCTGTATCCGTAACCTCCCTTGCCAATGAGGCGAACAGATCTTGCGATTCTGCGAACAAAGTAGTTGCTGCATCCACTTCCCCTTCTAAGATTTTTTTCCTGGCTTCTGAAGCCAATCGCTCGGCCTCTTTGCGATCATCAGCCCATTTTTGAGCGTCAGTCATTAAACCTTGCTGTAGATCACGAATTTTTTCAGTTGTGGTTTTTTCAATTCCTAAGATTTGATCTGAAAAGTTTTTTAATTCACTAAGCATGTCTTGGGTAAGATCACGCGCCTTTAAAAAATATTCCTTAGCAACTTCGTATTCACCTTTTCTTAGAGCTTCCTGACCTTTAGAATAAGCCTCGTCATATTTTTTACGAACATTAATTTCTTTTTTAATTTCTTTCGTAATTTCAGATTCCATATCAAAAATGAAATCTGCATTTTCACGTATTAGTTTTTCTCGATCTTTTGCTAACTCTTCCTGCTCATCATTTAACCGTTTTTGCTCTTTGAGAAGTTCATCTATTGTTTCAGTTGCTTTCTGATAGACTTTGTTTAATGATTCTATCCCCTTTTCAACTGCATCGATACCAGCCGATCCTCCTGCTCTAATCCCTTCGTAAATGTCAGCGATTGTATCATTAATTGCTTGACCGATATCTTGCATATTAGTTGCTGCAATTTCAGTCATTTCTTTTGTATTGTTTGCAATCTCAGAACCAAGATTTCTAAAGTCATCAATCAAAGATTCCATCGAAGCACTAACTTCTTCTGATCTTTTAGTTAATTCCTCATAAATTTCCTGCACTCCAGAAAGCTGGGGAAGAAAGCTATACCAAGCACCACTTAATTTAGTTGTAGCATTTTTATTTTTTTCTGTTGCCTCTGTATTTTTATCCACCGCCTTAGTTGATTTTTCTAATGCTTCGGCTTCTTTGGCTTGGGCATCATAAACCTCTTTTTTGGCATCTTTAACTTTTTTTGCCCCCTCAGCAGCAACTGTAGCATACTGGGCTTCAGCGGCTGATCTGGCAGCAACAGCTTCCCTATAGGCGGCTGTTTCCTTTCCATACTCTTTAATTGCCGCTTCAACAGCCGCTTTTGCAGCAGCTACTTTTTTCTTTAAGAAATCTAATTCAGCTCTAACTTTTTCTTGAATAGCAAGGTGATGCGTATAGACTCCATCTTGTTCTAACCTATCAATTCTGGCAATTTTTTCTTTATAATGAGCCTCTGCTGTATTAATCTCAGCTTGACGGAGGGCTTTTTCCTCTTGCTGTTTTTGTTTAATCACTGCAAGGCGAGCGTTCGCAAATTCTTTTTCGGCCTCAACCAATCCTTCTCTGGCCTTTTTAAAATTTTTACTATCCTCGCCATAAACTTTTTTTATTTTTTCTGTATTTTCTTCAGCTAATTTTAAAGTATCTTTCCAGTAACTATCTTTTAGGGATAAAACTTGTTCATCATGTTCTTTTTGAGTAATTTCCTGCTTGGCAAGGCTTGTTTCTAAATCTCTAAGTTGCTGCTCTAAGCCTTCTTTAGCTTTAGTATTGACATCATTAATTATTTTAATTCGAGATTTGAGAGAATCTCTTTCAGCGTCTTCTTTTTCTTTGGCAGCTTTTTTGGTTTCTTTGGTAACATCCTCAATTGCTAATCTTTCTTTCACCAATGCTCGAATATTAATATCACTTGATTCTTCTATTGCTTTGCTTTTTTTGCCAACCCCATTGATGAAATCATTAAGCGCTTTCTGTTGTGCTTTTAGTTCCTTTAAGGCATCTCCCGCCCCCCAATCAATACCTAAGAAATCCTCTACAGCTTTTCGCAGTTCACAAAGTTTAATTCTGAAAGAAACTACAGCTTCGTCTAATTGAGCAAATGTTTTCTGAACAAGTTCACCAACTGTTATAGACCCCTCTCCAAAAAGCTCAAACTCGTTGATTATGGAGCCTATTGACCAACCTGCCAAAAAAGCACCTACAACACCTAAAGCTATATTCAATTTTCCAGCCGCTACAGTGGCTAAGTTTAAAGACCCAGTAAACCCTTTTATCATGCCTATAGCGGCAGTAATAGAACCACCAAAGGTATTTATTGCTAAACCAACAGCGCCAAGAGCAGTTACCATGCCTCCAATGGCCAAAACAATTGTTTCAATAACTGGAGCAACTGGCCCTAAAGATTCATGAATTTTAACCAAACTGGCCACAAAACCAGTGACTCCCTCAACAATACCTTTTAAAGCAACCTTGAAGTCATCTCCAATAGCTTTTAATAAGCTCTCAACAGCAGATCCCAACTTACGCATACTGCCACCAAGAGTATTCTCCATATCTTCGGAAACCTGTTTGGCTCTGCCTCCAGAATTTTCCATCTTTTTTTCAAGGTTTTCAATGGCCTCTGAACCTTGACCAAGCAAAGCCATCATACCAGGACCAGCAATCTTGCCAAAAATCTGCATTGCTTCGCTTGTGGTAACATTTGCTTCTTTTAGTTTTGCGAGCAGTTCGGCCATTCCTATTAAAGAGCCATCGGCTTTTTCAACCTCAAGAGTTGTCTGACCGATTCTTTGGCCTAATTGGTCTAATACTTTTTGGGTTTTGGGAGTTATGTTTAGCAGGCGAGCCATTGCTCCGCGTAAGGCTGTGCCACCTCTGTCTGCTTTGTACCCTGCATTGGCAAGAGCGCCTAATACAGCGGTTGTTTCCTCTAGCGTATAGCCAGCAGCTTTGGCAACAGGGCCAACATAAGAAAAAGCTTGCCCCAGCTCCTGTAGGTTAGTGTTGGTACTTGTAAACCCCTGGACAAGAACATCATTAACTCTGCCTAAATCTTCAGCCGCTAACCCGTAGCCTGTCATAACATTAGTTACAATATCAGCAGCATCTCCAAGCTCCATTGCACCTGCACTGGCAAGTTGTAAAACTTTTGGCAAAGCTTCTATGCTTTGTGAAGCGCTCAAACCTGCCATACTCAGAAATTGCAATCCCTCAGCAGCTTGAACCGCAGTGAATTTTGTTTCCCTGCCCATCTTTTCCGCAATAGCGGTTAAATCTTCAAACTCTTTGGCAGTAGCTCCTGAAACGGCTTTTACTTTGGCCATCTGGTCTTCAAACTGCATTGAAGTTTTAATGCCCAGCGCAAAAGGAGCTATTATTGCTGCGCCCGCAGCAGCAGCTCCTATCCCGATTTCAGATAATGATTTCCCTGCTGTTTTAATTTCGGTTTTTAATTGAGATGCTTGTTGTTTAGCATTTTGAAAGGCTTTCTGCATGGCAGTGCCAGCTTGTTTACTGGCGTTTTGAACTTTGCCAAACTCCTTAACAATACCGCCAAGGCCAGAGTGCATGTCTTTATTAGCAGCAGCAGCAGTTGAAGAAAGTTTTTTTTCAGAATTGGCAGTTTTGCCAATTTGCTTATCAGCTTGTTTAAGAGCGTTTACATGATTCTGCACTTCTTTAGTTGCGTTAACAAATTGCTTACTTAGCTGATCGGTTAATCGTAATGTAATATCAACTATTTTTTGTATATCAGACATTATTTAAATCCTCTGGAAGCAGCAGCAGCAAGTCTTTTCCAATCGTTATTTATTTTATTTTGCTCATCTTTTGTTAAGGGCTTTTTTTCTTGGCTCTCTTTTATCTTATTTGATTTGTCTCTTTCTTGGATTAAATTTTTAATGCCTTTTGCATTTAAATGATTAGCATTCCATTGTAAGACAGTATCATTTATTACTCTGTTTTTTTCCGAAGTATTTATTGCTCTAACAAAAACGCCAATCTCTCCCATTGTATATGTCTGGATATCTTTCCAGCTATGTCCTTGACTAACAAGCAACTGAATTAAGTCGCCAAGCCCCCTTGCATTGCTTGACTTGCCTTGTTCGCCAAGGTTACTAAGTTTTTTACCAATCCTTTTTGAGAATCAATATTAGAATCAAGAATTGCTTCAATAATTTTTACAATGATATTAATAGGCAAGTTTTCAATATCTTCCAGGCGAATATTGGTACTATTGGCTAAGACTTCAGGAATTTTATCAAAAATAACTGTTGCAAGCGTCAACAAATTATTAGTTTCATTATAATTATCAAGCGTAATTCCTTGCTCAATTAATTCACTTTTAATGCCATTAAATTTTTTAATTGTTTCTCTTAATTTTTTAAAACCTAAAGGCTTAACACAAATTGTCTGAGATGCTATCTTAACTTCTTTGACTGGGATCAAATTATCCCAGTCTTCTTTTGTGATTTCAACTTTACGATCTTCTGTCATTTTGGCTCCTTTTTTTAATTTGCAAACAGGTTATGGAAAATTTTCCATAACCTGTTTTAGTTACCGCCCCTCAAGTTTTTTAGGCGTCTGTAGTTATAATATTTAAATAGGGAGATGTTGGATTATTGGTTTCATCTTTCAAGATTTCACCAGTAAAAGATAGCGTCTGCCAATCGTCAGAGATCAACCCGATATCGCCTTCAGGGGTCAAATCTAAACGATGAACTAACAGCTCCATATTATTCCCTACTGGATTATCGGGAACAAAGCGAAATTTACCCTCAATTGATGACTCATTAAAACCTTGAATTTTCTTATAGCTTAAAGCTTGAACAGCAAACTCAACATCGTAGTCAGCAGTAATTCCGTCTAAAGAGCCTCCATCTACAATGAGAACCCTGCCGCTTGTACTATCGACTACATAATCAGTTGTTTGAGCAGCTACAACTGCATTGGTAGCATCATCAGAAATACAAACATCTGTTGTGTCAAAAATCAGACCGCTTGTAGCATCAAAATAAGTATGAGTTGTGGGAACGTTAAGATTTCCAGAGGTCAGAGTTGCAGTGGTTACAGCTTCGTCATCTTGGAAAGTACCGCTAATATCTTTTACATATGCAGTTCCAGAAACAGCAGTGGAGCCAGCCATAACGTTTAGGATTTCGGCAGTAGCAGAAGAAGTCCCACCTGTAATAGTTTCACCTCTGGTAGGAACTCCGCCTCCGCCTCCATCCCAGGAAAGCTTGTAGACCCCAATATTTCTATAATCTCCGACTGAATAATAACGATTGCCAGTTAGTTGGCTGTCCTTATATGTACTGACATCCAATAAAAAAGACAGTTCATCATCAGCAGACTGACTAACATCTGTGTAGTCAGCCATAAACATCAATGAAATATTTTCCCAGCTTATTTCATCAAGAGTAAATGCAATTGTAGGTGTAATTTGCAGAACAACCTTTTTATCTTTTGCTTTGAGACCAGATCGGCTTGTATAGTGATCAAGAGTATCAAGCGCAGTGTTACAAGTAACTGCTGTAGCATTGCCAAGATCTCTTTCTCCCTCATAAACGCTATTTGTTTGATCTAATTTGTCAAAATAGCATTTACCACGCCCTAAAGTGTAATTACGGGCATCAGGTGCATTTGGCATAAGTAACCTCCTTAAACTAAGTAAATGTTTAATTTAAAATTTAATCAAAAAGGGCCAAGATCTGTATAGACCATTTCAAAAGTAACACTCATGCCCAAAACTCCTGGCTCATCAAGATTGAAAGGCCCAATTGTCTTACTTTCCCGTAAGATTACCTTATCAACCAATAAGCCATTATTCGCCAGAACCATTTGAAGTGTCTGCTTCCGCAGATTTTGAACATTCCCGCTTTCTAAATCCCAAACCTCTATAATAGGATTAAAAACCCTTTGAGCAGGATAACCTGTATAATTCCCAGTATGCCTCTTGATTATATTGTCGTCACCTTCCAGCAACAACACGCAAGGCATATGCTGAGATGTTACTCTTTCTGTAGGAACACGCTTTAAAAATTTTAATGGATATAGCTCAAATAATGGGTCTAATCTGTTCATTATTTCAGCCATACCTAATTCTCGTAAATCCATATCAATCTCTTTCTTATCTAAAAACTCCCATTATCGACTTAGTTACATCTCTTGTTACTAAATCCAAAAAAGAGTCTGTAAAAACAGTTGTTGAAACGCCTTTAGGAGCTTGTTTACTATAAACTTTTCCTTTGTTTTCAACTGTTTTAGGACCAGCAGAAGGCCAAGGCTTCTTTCCAACAGGAGATCCATAATCCAAGGGATAAGCATAGGGTAGATTATTAGTTAATCTTGCTTCAAAAATAACACCGCTACCTGTTTTTGTTTCTATTTGCCAGGCGGCTCTATAAGAACCACCAGTATAATTTTTACGATCTGACGAGCCAACAGGACTTCTCCTCTGAATCTGTCTGTAAGCATCAAAAATATGTTTAGACATTACATTTCTGGC